TAAGTAGGTCTAACATACCAGCCATGAATATCCTTTTTGTATTATTTATAATTATAAATAAATAAAAAAGGTTTCTTATGAGATTCAAAGAATATCTTGGTGAAAAACAAAAACCAACACAAAAAATATCTTTAGATAGTTTGTACATTGGAAGGAAAGAAGTTATGAAACAAATGAGAAAATTGAAAACTTATATACACCCAAAAGATAAAGCCTTGTACACAAGAGCTATTAAATTGGTTGACCCGAATAATTATTTGAAAAAAATAATAAAAAATATTGAAAAGGAAAACCAAATTCAAGAAGGTAAAGAGGATGAAGTTAGAGCTGGTTTACAAGAAGTATCTAATAACTTAATTTTTATCATTGACAATATGTTATATATAGATTGTTTGTCTACACAAAATGAAATGTTATTAAAAAATGATTTTGAAAATATCGCGGAGGCTCTTAGTATTGTAGCTTATGTTCGTATTGATGAAAAATACATCGAACACTTCGATGAAATAAAACAACAACTTTTTGGTGAAAGTGACGAAGAAATTGTCTTTGGTATAGCATTAGGTGCTTTAATTGGTGGTGTTATGATGGGTCCTTTTGGAGGACTTTTAGGTATGTTTGTTGGTGGTATTTTAGGAGACGTTAATTTTTATTCTAAAACAGCACAAGGTCTTAAAAGTGTTGCGGAAATAGTAAAGGTAAGTATTAATAGTGCTGTAAAAGCTACTAAGACAAGTATCAAAACATACAAAAAACTTAAAAGAAAATACGGTGAGGTAAAAGCAGCTATGGAATTAGAAAAAATGCAGCAAACAGTCCTTCAATCAGAACGTGAAAAGTTAAAAAAAGATATAATGTTAGTTTATAAAAAAAGAAAATGTTCTTAAATTTAAAATTAAAATAAACTTTTTAATTGATTCGCAGGGTTTTCTACTTTTTCTTTTGCTAATCCTAAATAAATATTTCTTTCAAAGGGGTAAAGTTTTTCTACTTCTTTGATACTATTATTCGAATAAAAAGATAAACTAAAAATTTCGTTAAATATACCTTTTAAAGAGGTTCTTGAGATTATACTTTGTGGTAAAATATGAATTGAATTAATTTCTTTACATTTAATACACTTAAATTCACCAACATTATTAAAAATATTTAAGTTTATATCATTAATAAGTTCACGTATTTTATGGTAATCTTTAACTACTAACTTATCTATTTCTTCTTCATCCATAATGTCTTCAATTTTTTCAAAAACACCAATTGGTATATTTTTAAATTTTTCAGGTATTTTTACACTGTGAATATCACATTCTTCTTCCCATCCGTCTTCATGAACAATTCTATCAAATTTATAAAATTTTGTAATATCAATTTGAAAATTATTAACCATATTACAATTATCACACTCTTTCACCCCTTCAATAATATCCGATACTGAAATTTCACGTGCTTTAAAAATAAAAATAATAGCTTCGTACTCATTAATCGGCTTAACAGGACTATCAGGACATAATGTATTAAAAATGGTAATAAAATCTTCATCATCCTCAAGCATTAAAGCTTCTTTCTCATTACCTGTATTATAACGAGGAATTTGCTTTAATCTGGACTCGAGAAAATCTACTGGTTTATTAAATTTTATCACCTATATCCTTTAGCTTAGAAGTGTTTTGAAAACTTCTTCAGCAATTTCTAAATCAAAGTCTTGAGGATTTCCACATATTTTACATTTTCCGTGTTTTGTAATATTGCATTTAGGCATGTATTGGTTAATGTCATCATTAATTTTTTGAATTTCAACTACTGGTTCATTATCAAGCCAATCAATTCTTTCTTGTAATGTTTTTGGTTCATCGAATTCCAACCTCATCGCAAATTCAATATCTAAAGCGGTTGTAACACCGTCATAATTAATATCATTCAGATATTCATCAACAATATCTTTGAATTCTGTGTAACTTTTAATATCAACGTACTCAATAAAATCTTTTACATTAGATTTTTGAGGTAAACGGTTTTCAGAATATTTTGTATCTTCGTTAATGTTAACTACCATTTCATTTTCGGATTCACAATGTTCACAGGTACCTTTTCCTATAATTTTTTCATCGATACTTATTTTAGCAATTCTGGCAAGTAGATATTTTTGTTCATCATTATTAAGATATACATCGTCCTGCTTAATATGATTGTACAAAAGAATCTCCATAACATTAGCGAAATCAATGTCTTGAGGACCACTAATATTTTCGAATTCTTTTCTCATTAATTTTTTAGTTTTACCTGTCCAAGGAGTAATTTCGATGATTTTGTCATCACCGAGCTTTACTATATTTTCTTGATTATCTAATTGAGGTTTTTGAGGTTCTTGAGGTTCTGATTGAGGTTTTTGTACTTTTTGTGTTTTTTGTACTTTTTGAGGTTGAGTTTGTTTACCTTCAATAGCTTTTTTTGTTAATTCGTCCATGAATTTCCTTTGTGTTATTGTGTTATTTATAAATAATAATAATTATAACGTATTAGTCTTAAAAAAATCTTAAATTCTTAAAGGAAAATATATGGGTGTAAGTAATATTATCAAAAATATTAAAAGTACAGAGTGGGCGATTACTGATGATTTTATGTTCACTTTTAACAACCCTGCTGTACCATTATCTTTGGATACAGGTGTGTCACCGCAAGACATTTGGGATATGTGTGTTATTAATATTGATACACCGCAAATTTCAGCAGATGTTTCGAGTAGCATTTTAGGCGGTACTTATAAATTATACACAAGAAGATTTAATTTATACACACTAAGTACAACCTTTAGGGATGTTGCCGGAATGGGACTAAAGTCTTATTTTACTCAAATTTTATTTAAACAACAAAGTATGTATTTTGATGAAATAAAATCAAGTATAAATGTTAGTATTAATGGACAAATTGTTTATGCATCTAATGATGTACTAATAACAGATGTAAGTCAATCGCAATTTGATAACAACAATAATCAAATAGCTGAATTTACAGTTACATTTACAGCACCGTATTTTTCAAATAAAGATATTACTGATTATGGTGCCCCTGGCAAACTGATTCTACAATAAAGGAACAAAATGAGAATTTCAAGTGTTTTAACGCAAGCAGGTGGTAACTTTGCAAGAAGTACTAAATACAGTGTAATTTTAACACCACCTTCGGGGCTATCTACAGTTTATGGACAACACATAGATACATTATGTAAAAGTATTACGTTACCTTCAGTAGAACACACACCTATTGAATTTAAAGTAAAAGGTCAAAATGTTAAAATACCCGGAAGGGTTCAACAACAACAACACGTTGATTGCACCTTTTATATGGATGAAAACTTGGATATCAGGTCACTTTTTCAAAATTGGATTTACAGTATGGATAATAGAAATCCTGTACCTAAAAATTCAATGAGTCAAGATATGTACAATCAACACAATTATGGTAGTATGATACTTATTGCTAAGGATTTTAACGAATTAAGTCAACCTAAACTTTATATTTTTGAAGATGTGTATCCTTTAAGTGTTGGTGACACAACTTTCAGTTCTGAAGATAAAGATACTATTTTAACTCTTGACGTTTCATTAAGTTTTAGTTGGTACATAACAAATTCTAATTCTTCAGGATTAATGGAAAATATTACAGACCTCGATATAGAACTTGATAAATTCGGTCAAATAATGTACTCAGCAGGATACAATTATGGTGATTTGTCTAATTACGGTCCTTTTACAGGAATAGGATCAAGACTGGTTGGTAATGCTATAGGTAGTATGTTAGATAATGTGATAGATAAATTTTTTTAAAGGTAAAATATGGCTACAAAAATTAGAGAATTACAAAATGAATTAAAGGCAGGATCAAGATCTAATAAATACAGGGTATTATTTCCTTTTATTGGCAATAAATTAGATATTTTATGTCATAATATTACGTCACCAGGTAGAGCTATTGGTGCAGTTGAATTATTTTATAAAGGTAGAAAATATCAATTGGCTGGTGATAGGGGTGATGAAGAAAGTATTACACTAAGTTTTTATAATGATCAGGACTTAATTTTAAGAAGATTTTTTATGAAATTGATTGAGGGTATTCAGGGATACTACACACCAGAAACAATGTTCGACACATTAAATAGTTTTTTACCTTCTATTAATAATATCACTCTACCTCAAGGATTAAATGAGATTGATGATTTATACAGTGAATTAAAAAATAATGCGTTAAATGTACAAAGTTTTTTAAATAACTTAAGTGTAGATATGTTTAGGAATATGATAGGTAATAATACAAACGCAGGATTATTTAATACTTACGGATACGGTAGACCGTGGTATCAATTTGATATTGTAATTCAGCAATTGGGTCCTGATGAGGATGTACAAGCAGAAATTTTACTTATGGATGCTTTTATTAGTACAGTTGGTGGAATCGATTATATTGATGAAGTTGGAGAAATTACACAAACAGAACTAACTATTAATTTCTCTGGTACTCAAGATAGTCAAGGGTTAGCTGGTAAGTTAATGTTACAATTTTAAAAAAGTTTCTTTTATAAATAAATAAAAAGAAAAAAGGAAATTAAAATGGCAATTTCAAAAATCAGAGAGATTGAAGGTGTATTGGGAGCTACAGCAAGACAAAATAAGTACAGAATTTCTTTCGCTTTTCCTGCTGCTGTTACTCCAAGCACTTCTCTTAAAGATGTTGATGTACTAGCAAAAGGAGCGTCGGCTCCACAAAAAGAAATTGGTATTATTGAATTATGGAATCAAGGTAGAAAGTTACCAATTCCTGGTGATACTACTTTTGATAATACTTGGGAAGTTACTTTTTACTTAGATGAAAGTCATACGATTCGTCTTGATATTTTAAAGTGGCAAGACGCGTGTGATAACTTCTACATCAACAAACACTCAGGTGATCCAAGTGCCCTTCTAACTGATCTTAAAGTTGAACAATTA